TAGTGGTGATCAGGTCGATTCGTACCAGGGCCAGGCCGGGCATCCAGTACCGGTTCAGTGCACCCTTGTAGTTCGCCTTCGTTCCACCGACCACCTCACGACTGTCTAGCCAGAGCTGGGCATACTCGCCGAAGTTGATCTTCCCCCCAGCGACGTTGCTGGAACTGGGGAAAATCTCGGCGTACTTATCGTCGTCGAGCAGCCCCAGCTTAATCAGGCCTTTTACTTGATCAACAACCTGTGAGGCAGACTTGATTCCTTTCTGTGTCGGGGGATAGGGGAGCGTTTCACTGCGCCGGCTGCCGTTCCACATAAAGCGGATGCGGATCGATCCGTGGTGGAGGTCCATTCCTGCGGGCAAACCCATTGGCTTTCGAGCCATTCGTAATATCTCCTGATGCTGTACATGACGCGGCTGCCTTGCTTGTTCCAGACGCCGAGGGGGATTTGGTTGCGGGCGCGCTTTGAGCGCAGGGCGGCGAGGGTGGTACCGAGGAGCTCGGCCATCTGCGCCTCGGGCACCTTGTCGCCCGTGATCCCGTCGTTGAGTTGTTCCGCTGCTGACATTGGATGCTCCGCGCCGCGCTGGGCGGCAGAAGGTGGGTTAGGTGGTGGCTTTTTTGATTGCGGCTCGCGCGTCGAACATGGCGTAGTACAGGCGGTGGAATATCGCGCAGCTAGGGTCTTCGTGATCGTCGCCGCCGTGCTCGAAGATTCCGTCGATGGTTCCGCTGTAGTTGCTGGCGATCTGCTCGCATTCGCCTGCCACCTGGGTGAGCGCTGTCAGTGCTTTCAGCAGTTGCTCGCTGCTGGCGCGTTCCTCCCGGCCGATATCCCAGAAGCGTTGGCCCCAGTGGTCCGCCGGCGGCGGGTTGGTGTTCTGTGCACCCATGGCCAAGGCCCCGACTACTGCATCGCACAGGTCGCGCTTGTAGGCGTTGTCGCCATCGATGCTCAGGCCACGCTGGCGGAGCGTGCTGACTACCTTGTCGTCCACCAGCCCCTGATCCTTCAAGACGATTTCTTCTTCTGGCTTGCCGGGGGTGTAGATGACCAGCGCGATTTTCGCGCCAGGCCAAAGGGTTTCGCTGATTTTGACCAGCGCGTCGTTTGCTACTCGGTGGAAACGCTCAAGAATTGCAGACATAGGAATACCTCGCCCGCCGCTCACCGGCAGGCATGTACGGGGATTGGGGGTTAGGCTGTTGCGAACAGATCGATCTGCGGTACCGGTGCGTCGCGCTCGGTGATTGCGTCGGCGATGCGCTGATGGGCGATATCGAAGTAGCCGAGGCGATTGCCGTCTTCGTCGAGATCACGCTCGATGCCGATGAACTGCCGGCCCGTCTGCATGCAAGCGACACCAGTTGTGCCGCTGCCCATGCTGTTGTCTAGGACCACCTGACCGGGCTTGGTATAGGTGCTGATCAGGAACGACATCCAAGCCACGGGCTTTTGCGTCGGATGAAAGCTGCCGGTCTGCTTGTCGCTGGAGAAGAACTGCACCGAACGCGGGTACCTCTCCGTCGAGTCGTATTCAGTGAGGGCCAAGGCCTTGCCGTAGCACTCAGAGTTCACCGTCTTGCGCTTCGCTGTCTTGCGTTCGTGTCCAGTGGACATCTGCGGGTTGTACACCGGCTGTTTACGGTAGAAGACTTGGGCGCTTTCATGTGCCCGCAGCGGTTGCTTCTTTGAGTTAAGGAAGCCCGTAGCGTTGCCTTTCTCCCAGATCCACTCGTACCGGTACAGCTTCGGGTTGCTCGCCACCAGCATCGACGCGAACGGCTGGGCCGCGCATAGCACAATGGCAGCCTCTGGCTTGGCGACCCGCAAGTACTCATGCCAGAGCGGCTCGAGCGGGATGATGGTGTCCCAGGCGCACTGGGTTGTACCGTAGGGAAGGTCGGCCAGTACCATGTCAACACTGGCATCTGGCAACTGCTTTATGACCTGCAGGCAATCACCGAGGTAAAGCGAGTATTCGCTCATGGCCTCGGCCCCTTGTAGATGAAGACATAGGCGAACCAGAGGGTGGCGATCATGAGCGCCTCCCAATTTCAGCTGCGGCTTCGACGATTGCGCGGCGAGTTGCCCCGAACGGATCGGCGTGGTGGTACATGGTGTGTTCGCCGAAGCGCTCAGCATCCACGTAGGTATACGGCCCGGTGTCGCCGTCGAACGGCTCGACTATGTGGATGGCCACGCCCAGGCGCTCCATGCGGCCCATGACCACCGCCAAGCGCAGCGCATCCCCGTCGTTGATGAGCGGGTTCCAGTGTCCACGGACACCGGACTTGCCAGCCAGCCGGAAAGGCCACTTAGGATCGTCGCAGGTGCACGGTTCGATATCGATGCGGGCGGAGTGCGCGGCCTGAATGAGTAGCTTGCGATCAGCTGCACCCAGGTCTTGTTTGTTTTCTTCAGGCATGACTTCGTCCTTGCCGCTATAGCGGCTGACTTTGAAGGGGGAGGGGTTTATTTGAAATCGATCCTGGACGAGATCGAGAGTTGTGCTAGAAATAACCTGTCGCGCACGCATTTCAGATATTTGTTGTTGAGGTGCATTGCCGGCTGGCGCTCTATCAAGTCATTGGAGCGCGCCCTTCAATCTGTGGGCAGTGATTCAGTGGGCCGAAGTAGTTAGCTGCGAGTTAAATAACTCCCTTCCTCTGGGCTAGTAACTCAACGCCTTGGTTCACTGATCACATCCTCGCCCAGTCGCTCATACAGCCTCCTTCGTTACCAGATCATGGGCATTAATAACCGGCGGCGGGTTTTCGTGTCCGGGACAGCCCTTGCCAGCGAAGTCAAAGCCTTCACACGGCGGCCCGAATGGCAGTACTTCCTTGCCGAGGGCTAGCGCTTCGAGCAGATGATCCTTCGCCTCGTCGGCGGTGCATTCACGGCCATCCACACGGAACATACCTTTGAGCTGGCGCTTGGTGAAGTCGCGAATTGCCCCGCGCACGCTCAGGTGAATGTGAAAGGTACGGCCGTGCGGTCCGAAAGGATCAGCTAGTTTGTTTTCTGTAGGCATGGGGAGTCCTTGCCGGGCCATGCCCGGACGGTTTAGTGGGGAAGGTGACGGACGGCAGACCAAACTAATTACGCGTACCGACTTGCGCTTTTGAGATCAGAGATACCCTTACAGGTACCGGTAGGGTTTACCGGATCGCTTAACGAGGGTCTCTATGGTGATTATTCGAATCTTTGAAGATTTGCTGATCCAAATGCTGATTGAACAGATGGTGAAAATCATTCATTACGCGATCGGCTGGCTCTATGCATTTCCGTGGCAGATGTGGTTTGCGTGTGGAAGCTGATTATCAGATCACTGGGTGGTGTTACCAGGTCATGCGCGCGTGGCGGTGTTGATTGATTTGAACTGCTGATTCCATCGGGTGCCGAAACAGCTATCACCCAGAGGACATAGCAATGACTGAAGAAAAAAAGAAAGAACCCGAGCAAGAAACCCCGGCGCACTCTACGGAGGAAGAGCGCGAACGGTTGAAAGACTTCAACAAGGACGGCATTCCGCCTGGTTCAAGCTGATCATCAAGCCGCGCGCGCTTGGCGTTGTTCCGTCCGCCATGGATCGTTTGTCATGGCTAACGCGGCCATCCGCGGCGGGCTTACCCTGTTGCGGTTGGTAAGTGATGTCAATATGCTCCCACCTTCAAACAAGGAGGTGAGCAGTGAGTAAATACGCGCCCTTAGCAGACTATCTGAAAGCCCAGGCGCAGGACTCTGTCCAACTGGCATTCGGTCAGATCGATGCGCTAGTCAATGGCCTGCCGCCCAGTGCAAGGAATCATGACGCTTGGTGGGCGAACTCGCGTACGGAGGATAGCCACACGTGGGCTCACTTATGGATCGCTGCTGGTTGGGAATGTGAGTCCGTTAATAGGGCAAATGAAACCGCAGTTTTTCACCGAACCTCAAATCGCTCGGCAAAGCCTATGCAGCGCTACTGGTGGGTTAATCATAAGCAAACTCATCTAGATGAGTACGCTGGCGGATATATTTGGTCTCCAAAAGAAAAGCGTAATGGTGCGGCCAACCAGACGTATCTGAACCTCACTCTCGTGAGTCCCGGTGATGTAGTAATTTCGTATGCGGATGGGCTAATAAAGGCAGTAGGCGTTGCGTCGGATGCACACCGCGAAGAGCCTATCCCCGACAGTCATTGGCAGGCTGCTGAATACTGGCAAGCTCTTGGCTGGATGGTGCCTATCAAGTGGGCCAGGCTGGATCATCCAATTTCTCCAAAATTACACTTAGATGCTTTGGCGGACCTTCTGCCAGAGAAGCATTCCCCATTACAGAAAAATGGCGATGGAAATCAGGGATGTTACCTCGCAAGTATTTCTGTAGCGTTAGGTGGAGTGATTCTGGGTCTGGTAGCGGATCGCGATTTGAACGCGTTGACAACAATTCGGATTACACCTCCGTCACAAGTGGATGTGCCAGGGCAGGAGCACCGCCGTTTACCAGCAGAGCAATTACGCAGTGTAACCCCTGAGTATATTTGGGAGGCGGTGCAAAGTTTGCTTCAGGGCGCTATCTCGGAGGAGTTTGGGCCGTCGATTGATTATGATTTGTTGGTTGATGAAGGGAAACGACTCGCACCGAAGCAGGTGTTTGGACTTGCCGCAACAGCCGCTCTAGGGTTCACCCTGAAGCCTCGCCATTTCACCGCGGGTAAAGGAACTGTTTGTTTCGAACTGCTGGAAGCGGCGGGTTACAAAATCGTCCCGAAAGGTGAGCAAGTTGAGGCGCTCGAAATACCCAATGACACTGAGGATAGAGAGTGGGCCGAGGGCCAAGTCAAGCTGGTGTATCACCTGAAACGTGAACGCTCACCGGGTCTTTCTAAAGCCAAGAAAGCTTCATTTATCAAGAAGCATGGCCGGCTATTCTGCGAGGAGTGCGGAACAGATCCTGTCGAAGCGTATGGCGATTTTGGGGTGGCTTGTATTGAAGTTCATCATGAAGCGATCCAGGTCGCAGATATGGGCGAGCAACACAAGACTACCCTCGACCAATTGCGATGCCTGTGCGCCAACTGTCATCGTGTTCTGCATCGCAAATTGAAGGCTCAGGTTGTTCACCCTATACCGGCTAACGCTCTGCCCGACGTTATGTCCGCACCGCTTGGTTGATAGTCGGCTTCAGCTATCTCGCAAAAGAAAGAGCAAGCTGGTAACGCCTCGTTTCGGCGGGGTTTACCAGGCGGAAGATCACGTAGAGAGAATCGGATATTGGTCTTGCGGTCGCGATGAAGGTACGAGCCTGGGCCAAGTTCATCCTGAACACGGCAAAGCTCTTCAAATTGCTCCGGGAAGTCTTCGCGGATCGCTCGAAAGTAGCCTTCGCCACCTTTCACGCAGCCGATGCAGTTGGCGTTGTCGTAGCCCAGGCGGTACATCAGCGGCAACTCGATCCCAGCGCGCTGGATCATCGCCTTGCAATCCTCTTTACCCAGGCCCGCGTCAATCAGCGGGGCAATAACAGGCCGATCAGGGTTTCGGTCTCGGAAGTCATCCAGGCGGTCCACCTCTTCGGCGGTATAGCCTAACACCATAACGTCGCCCAGTTGCTTCCATGCATCAAGCAGACGACGTTTCAGTAACTTGGTGCAGGGAGCGCCGTTTCGGCCCTTCATGAAACGCTCGCGTCTAAAAACCTGAATGATGTCTGCGCCGTACTTATCGTCGCGCAGCTGCACGATTTCCTGCCTGAACCACTCCTGGCAGTCCAGCAAGAACCGCCGATTGTCTTCATGCTCGTTTGCCAGATACGCATTGATGATCTGCACGTCGTGCGTCGCGCCGTACTGTGCCAGGGCCATCTTCGTGGCCACAGCTGATGCAGCGCCGCAGCTGAACTGGCAAACGATTCGGGGTCGTTGTGCGGACATAGGGGATCCTCGCCGGGTATATTTGCCGGATAAACGTCAAGGTGGGAGTTAGGGATGCTGAATGATTGCGGTAAAAAGTTGTTGAAGCCTTGGGTGTCCGTTCAAAACTTGGTGCTGATCGGGTCAATGATCTTTGTGATTGCCCTTTTCAAGCCAAGCAGCTCTGAACTTGCCAGCTGGGTGCAAGCAGTAGGTTCAATAGCCGCAATTTGGGGTGCTTTGTATGTGAGCCGGAGCGAACAGAAAAAGCGGGAAGAGATTGAGCTTAAAGAAAAACAGGAACGTATCGAGCAAATTCGGGACATCTTCAAAAAGGTCGCCCGTAGTCAGAAAAACCATCTGAATCATCTCTGTGGAGTGCTCTTAGACGCTCGGATGAGAGATAGCGATCAACCTTTGAAAGAGTATTTTGCGCTGGGCCTGAATTTGCACTGGACTCCTAACTTGGAATCTCTTGGTCAGTTTTCGATTACCGATTTGGCTACCGCGAAAATCGAAATGATTAACGAGTTAAAGGTTGGCGGAGAGTTTGCACGGTTGACCTGTGAAAACTTAAAGAGCAGACCGCATGATAGCGAGTTATTAAAATCAGTAACCGAACAAATGCGCCATCACGAGATGATGGCAATCACAGCGCTGGAAAAAGCTAAAACGCAAGAAAAGGTAATTGGTAAGCAATTTTGAAAACGCACCTCGCTTCCAAACCTTAGAGCCACTCCTGCCTCGCAGTCTGGCGTGATTCGTTGATATGGGGTATTGAGGGTGACGGACGGGGCGCCGGGTCAGGCGGCCTGAGAAATCGGGACGGCCTTCAGGTCGTCTTTTTCATCAGCATCACCCAGATAAGGCTTCAGCTCCGCGCGGGTGTACTTGCCAGCCCTGATCGTGTCACTGGTGTATCCGCTGTAGTTGGGCCGGAAATAGACCCCGTCCTTCACGTTAAGGATCATGAACAGTGGCTCAGGCTCAGGGAAAAGCACCTTGCGCAGCACCTCTGCCCGCTGATAGTTCATCCCAGCCACCGCCTTCGCGATCAGGTCTTCCAGGCGCTGGCGGCGGGCTCGGTCATTCTTCTTGGCTCTGATGTCTGTAGGTCGCTCAACGAACAGCTCGAAGCAAGCCTTGTTGTCGTAGCCGTACTTGCCATGAGCGACCCACCACATGTTGTTGATGTTCACGAACGCAGTACCCTGGTACCAGCGACCTTTGCGGTCAGTCGTCCAGACCTTCGCACCATGTTCAATTGTTTTCTTGTCGCCCGACCCTGAGTTGTAGTCGGCAGCAGGAATAGTGGGAGGCCCAAAGCGCCTGGCACTCACGTAGTCGGCATTGATCCACTCGGTGTTGGTCATTCCGCCCAAGCCACACTTTCGGCCTGGAGCCTTGAACGTATAGCCGGTGAAGACGTTGCACAGGTGGTCACGAATGCGCATGCGGGTACGCTGCATTTCCAGGCGAGCCAGGTAAGGCATGTGCTTTTCTTTGTCGCTTTGGTACCGACCGCCGTGGTCTGCGCGATCCGGGGCGTTCACAGCCTGGAAGAACTCCAGTTCAATGCTGCGCCCCATGATCTTTAGGTCTGCTTGCAGATCGCCTTTCACGCAATGGCGTGAATTGTTGTCAGTGAAGATATGGGTCTGCTCGCCGACGGTCCAGCCGATCCGATTGAGCGTTTGAATGATCCGCTTGAACACTTCGCGCTTGAACTTGCGCTCCCAGATCACCTTGGCGTCCCACTCGCGAGGAATACCTTCCTCCCACACGGCCAGGCGAGCCTCGCCGAACGACACGCAACCTTCGCGTTGAATTTGCATTGGATTATCTCCAGTCAGGCGCCGCCCTCCGGTGGCCGGTGGTGGCAATTTGGTTTGGGTTGGGGTATTACGGGTGACCGGCGATGGGGCCGGTTACAGATGGAGTTGTGAAATGCCGATCATCCCGATAAAGCCGATCGAAATTAAAGTCAGCAACGGACACACTGCGATAATCAATGGTATTGATCCCGCAAGCACTGACACGCTCGTAGGATATGTGCATCTGGTCGGAGGCGAGCAGCCTGAAATCAGTTGGGACTTAAACGGCCGAGCTCGCAGTCATGAAACCTCTTTCAATCTTCGACTAGACCAGGTTGACGAGGCTGTGTTCGGTGAGCTGAAAGACACCGCACTGCATCTCATGCTTCCTTACGTTAAAGAGAAACTCTAAAAAGCTGTTGGGGCCTCTAAATCGTCGCCCGGATTACGCTTCAACTCCGCAATGCTTGTCGCTTCGAACTGATGCGCTAGTCTTGGCGAGATGCAAAAAGCTGGCGTGTCAGGTGTCACGCTGCATGATTAAGTTTCTTCGACGTCTAGTCGTGCGGCCTGGCGCTGGCCAGCAGCTTGAATTATCCGCGCCACGTTTTCGCTAACTGTGATTTTGTGGCGCGGACATTCGATTGTCTGATAGGAGAGGGTCGGGCCCAGGGCATGGGCGTTCAGGATCAGGTTCTGGATTGCTTCGCTGATCTCTTCGATATCGTTCCAAGCCATCAACTCTTCAAGCTTCTGCCGTGTGCCCAGCCTTAGCCTGTGCCGCAGCTCCTTCTCGTCGTACTCGATCCGCTTCTCTGCGGTTTTCGCCGATCGCTCTTTTCCACTCTTGGCCATGGCCTACCTCTTCTATTCCGCTGGCCGGCAGTGCGAGCCAGGTTTGACGTTTGCGTTGCTGGGTGCGGGCTATGCGGCGCATGAGGTCTTGCCCTGACGCGCTTTGGGATAGTCGATGCCGTGGGCGGCGACGATCCGCTCGAAGGCCTTACTACCAATTGCCAGCTTCCCGCAGCACTGGCGCCGGCTGATGCCTAGCTCCATGAATTCCCTTATCCGCTCGGCGAACTTCGCATCCCGCTCCTTATCAACCACGTTGTGCACCAGGTTGCGTGCACCACCTCGGGTTGGTGCCTTGAACGTGATGTCGTACCGCGAGGCGTGGTTGTAGATCAGCCGTCGACTAACGCCCAAGGCTGCGGCGACTTCGGTCTGGGTGTGCGTGATACCTAGCTGGCGTATCTGCTCTACCAACTTCAGGCGGGCCTGGGTACGGATGTCGTCCTTGTCGAGGGGTAGGGCATCCGCTTCAACCCGCCGCCGAACAAACGGCTTAGGCGCCGGCGGCTGCTGGGGCACATACTCGACGGGCTTCGGTGGTGGGGCAGGCTCGATCTCTTCGATTTCGCCGCCGGCCGCTACAAACTCGGCGACCTGGGCCGCCAGTTCATCCGAGGCTGGGCGCAGCGCCTCGACCAGGTTTCGGTGGTTGCTGATCATGCTGCTTTACTCCGCAGTTTCTCCTCATATCCGTCCACCAGCAGCTTGAACTCCCAAAGCTCCTCTTCAAGCTTTTCGATGTAGTTGTCGTCGCGTTTGAATTCCTGCCACCACAACTNNCAGTACATCCCGATGTGCCACCACTTGCGACCGGTGATCCACATGCACCCCTGTACCTGGTCCATGATCTCGCTGGCGTCATTGTCGATGTGGAACGACCGAAGTTTTTCAGGGGCGAGGAAGCACTTGTACTCCGAGCCGCCATCTTCGCCGATGAAGCCATCTGCACTGGCGCCAAATGCGCCGTCGTCGGTTTTGACCAGTCCGACCTGGGTGACAATCAAACCAGTTTGAGCTTCATGCTCCATGCGAGCCTGGGGTTCCAGCTCATGCCCCCGGCGCATTTGCCAGGTTTCAAAGCCACCATCCAACGGCTTGCCGCTGATTCGCTCTACAGCCAGCCGGAAGGCGTAATCCTGAGCCTTGGCGGTTGGCTCGCCCTTATTCGGGCCAGACTTTAGCTTGGCTCGTGCATCGCCAAACATGCTGGCGGTGATAACGCCTGCTCGCTCCTGATGCCACTCTTCGGAGCCTTGCGCGCAATTCACGATGATCATTCTGGGATCTCCTCAAATTCAACTTCTTCGTCGGCTGGTGGTTCGGGCTGCTGGTCTGCGACAGCCTCGCTTTCCGGCTTGGCTTCTTCGGCGCCCTTCAGCTTCACTCCGCATGCCACCACCGCCGCCTTGAAGAGGTCGTAGGCTGTTGTGTCCTTGGCGTCATTTATGACCGCTACGCCAGCCTTCCAAACATCTGTAAGTGCATCGGGCGCGGTTGCTGCTTCAGCCTGAGCAATCCAGTGAGCGGACAGCGCAGGGTCATGAGGGACTGGAGCGGCCTTTTGGCTTTGCGCCTGCGCTTGCTCCTGTGGCCGCAGCTCCTCGGGAAGGTCTTCGATGTCCTGCGTGAAGATGTCCGATGCTGCGGTGACGTTGAGCGTCATGGCGATCATGGCTCGCTTGCAGGCCATCTTTAAGATGGTGTTGGCCAGGTCTGCCGGTTCGGTACGGATCTGATCTGCGGTGTTGCCGTTCTTGTAATACTTCTTCCGGCGCAGGTTCTCTGGGGTGGCGTCCAATTCCGCTTTGCAGATGACGCCGCGCCACTTGTACTTCTCTTCGCTGGACGAGCATTCGCCGACGCCTTCGCCGAGAGCAACACCGGTCATCTGGTGACGACCAACACAAGTGACCCGGTAGCGTGCTACGCCTGGTCCGGATAGATCTTCAATTCGGTATTCCTGCGCAACCCGGAAGGTCACACAGAGCACCTCTGCACCCGGCTTGTACAGAGTTGGTTTCTGGGTTCCAGGGATGGTGCCGTAGTGCGTTTCACGCTTCATGATGCCCTGCATCACTTCCTGCACCAGGTTAACGCGCTGGCGAATCTCTACGGCCGAGAAGCGGTGAACCTCGGCGGCAGTAAGGCCGGCGCTTTCGCGTGCCGGCATTTGAATGATCTCGTTCATGACGACCTCAGTAAGTGATGGCGATGGCTGCAATTTTGCGCTGAGCAATCAAGGTGACTGCCTGTTTCGCGCATTCCACGGGCATACCGCCGGCGATAAATGCGTCCAGCGCGGCGCGGTTGATCTTTGCTTTGTGCGCCTTGTCCGCTTCCCGCGCGGCGGCTTGGCGGTTGATCTCGTCGGCAGCGGCATTTGCCCGGGCGATCTCTGCGAGTCTCGCTCGCTCGGCTGCTTCAGCTTGGCGACGTTCCGAGTCAATACGTTCTTGTTCGGCAAGCCGGACAGCGGCGGCTCGGTCGGCCTCTGCTTGCTCCAGCGCCTGCTGGTGCCTGCGTTCGTCGTCGATCTTTTGTTGAGCTGCCCTCTGTTCGGCCTCAATCTTTTCCCGGGCAGCCTGGGCGGCGGCACGCTCCGATTGCTCGGCGGTAAGTTTCAACTCCAGCTCCCGGCGATCAGCGGCAGCTTTTGCTTCGGCTTCGCGTTTGGCTGCAGCATCACGTTCGGCCTGTGCGCGCTGCTCGGCTTCACGGCGGGCACGCTCTTCTGCTTCTCGGACGATCTGGGCGTCACGCTCGCGCTGAGCCTGCGCTTCTGTTTCGGCGCGCAGCCTGACCAGTTCCGCCTGTTCGGTTTCGTATTTCTGGCGGGCGGCGAGGGTGGCGCGCAGCTTGTCCAGAACCTGATCCTTGGTGCGGGCAGCTTCAGCCTCGAACTCTTCCCAGTGCTCGCCCATCTTCACCACCTCAACCGAGGCGATAGACTCAAGCAGTACCGCGGCGGTGACATCCGACAGATCTAGGGCAAAATCCGCAATTGCCTGTACGGAATCGACGTGCCGATCCTTGCGAGCCTGCTCGGCGGCTTCCCAGTCAGTCAGCGGCTTGCGAACTTCCTCTTGCCATGCGCTCAGCAGCTCACGAACGCGCTTGCGTTCGGCGTCGATTTTCTTCGGTACATCCTTCAGCTCTGCAACAAGCTCTTTGCCCAGGCTGTCGAGTTTCGTTTTTGATCCCGCCAGGCTGTAAGCAATCGAGCGATATGCGTCTTGGCCTTTTTTGGTTTTAACGTCAGGTGCAGAGGCGTTGAACTTGTCGATTTCTTCCCGGACGCTTTGTAGGTACGGGTCGAGGCCGTTGGGGGCGCTGAATACTGCCAGGGCTACTTCTTTAGCTGGCAGGATCGCCAGTTGCTGTTCTGCGGACATGGGAATCCTTGCCGCGATGCTCGCAGCGATTGAAGGTGTTGGTTATTGAGTGATTCGATCAGCGAGTGCGCTGAGCAACATCAGGAAGGTGAAAAGGGCGAGGGCAGGGAAAGCGCCACGCCAGATGAGAATGCGCCTGGTGCGCTGGTGGGGAGTCAAGGCCGAACTCTCACTGCGATGCGACCGCCCTTCATTGTCGGCGCCAGCCGCTGCGGAAGGTCCCTTACCAGGTCTTCACGCTTGCGGCCGATCAGTTCATTGAAAGCAAGGCCAAAGCCCAGGATGGCGATTCGACTCTCGATTTCGTTGAGTTGCTCTTCGATTAGCGATTGGACTGGTGCAGTAGTCATGACCTTCTCCTTGCGTGTGTATCGCTGACGCTATCGTGCTCGTGAGGGTTTTTTCGACGAGTGATGTGTCTAGATCAATGGTTCTGTGAGTATTGGGGGTTGCCACCTCGATCCTCGGCGTCTACCCTGAAAATGTATGAATTGTTACGAATAATTTCGGTAGTGACCGTTTTCGGGTCACGCTACTTCAGGACGAGGAACGAAAAATGTTTTCACACGAAGGTCCCGCATTAGAGCTGTTGCTGTTCGTTATTGGCTTGTCTGGCCTGCTCTTGGTCGTGTGGTTTATTCACCACCAATACGAACGTTTAACTGGGAAAAACGTAAGAAAACAACAAAGTCGTAACGAAGGGCGCTCGACGTAATCTAACGGCCTATCTAACCAGCCGAGCCAGCCTCTTCCGACTGGCTCTCAGTAGCCACGCACTGTAATGATGAAACTCTTCAGCATTGATGGTGCCTTCGGTGAAGTGGCGAACGATCAATCCCTCTACCTGCGACTCGGCGAGGGGCGCTGCGTCCGAAGGGTCAAGGGCAAGCAACGCAGCCGTTATATCTACATGCGCGCTCATAGGTCCGCATCCACGTCGTCTCCTGCCTCTTCCCGCTCTGCTGCAACCGCGTCGACGGCGTATGGCTTGAGCATCTCTATGGCGATCCGCTCGGCGGCTTCGATAGGGCGGGGCTGACCGATCAAATCGGCAGCGTGCCCGCGTGAATCCGACTGACTGCCAAGGATCGAGGAAAGGAACAGTCGAGCGAACGAATCACGCTCGTCCAGACCGTCGATTTGGCGCTGATTCAGGTGGCCTTGAAGGTACGTGCAGTAACGATCAAACGTCACCACTTGCGGCTGGCCGTGGCGGCGCTTCCACTTGATGTCCATGCCGCACACCAGCTGTTCCGCCGAATGCTCCAGCCACTCCTGTTCCGGATTCGCGTCGCTGACATCTGGAGGCAACTGAGCGTCGAATCGCTCTTGGCATAATTTCAATACTGCGCTCATGGTCGCCTCCGAGGCGGCTGCGTGGGTTAGTCGGTGTAAGCGACGTATTTGAAGTGGCCGTCTTTGAATCCCGGCATAAATAGGCCTGTCGGGCACCTGACCGGTAAGGTTGTTGGTAGTGGGTGGGGAGGTGTCTATGCGGGGGATAACTGGAAAATCGTCAATCAATAGCGCTATGATAAATTTCAGTTTTTTCAGGGAGATCAATGATGTTTTTAAAGCGAATTTCTGCAGCGCTTCTGCTATTGAGCGTTTCTTCGGTCGCAAGTACCTTGGCAAGCGCAGCAGAGGACGACACCGAAAACGCCGTCAATTTGCTGGCCATTGAAAGCCTTTGCGTCAAGGCCAATCCAGATTCGAATAGCAGCGTTGAGAACGCTTTAAATAGCGATCCGGAGACGACCGAGTCGCTTAGAGCAGAAGTTCGCCGAGTCAAATCTGATCCAGCTTCCAAAGCAAAAATCCAATCGTTGGCGTTCAATATGAGCAACTCTGTCGTCGTATCTAAGCTTCCAGATATGTGCTCGTACTACCTCCCCAAGAAGTGAGAACGCATACCTTATGCTAGGTGTCTCGCACCTGCGGGGTTGGCGTCCGACATCGTTAGAAGGCTCTCATCGCACAGTCAGCCTAAGCTGACCGCAACCGGAGCCGGGTGCCGCCCACCGTTACCGGCGCTTGCTGGCATCGAACTCGACCCAGAGCGCATTGACGATTGGCGTCCTCCATTGCTTGGGGTTAGGCGGTGGCTTTGGCTGCGATTAGCCGCTTGGCCTCAATCTCTTCGTCGAATGACAGAAGGTGAGGCGCTACTAGGTAAAGGTTGAGCAATCGTTCGCTTTCATCCGTTGACCATGTCTGGTCGGCTAAGCGTTTTTCGTCGTACTTGGCATAAGCCAAAAGAGCCGATTCGATAACTCCACTCATGGTTCTGCGCTGGATGCGACCCATCACGTCGAGCATGTACTTAACGCGGGGGCTGATTCGAACGCCGATTTGGGCGCTCCTGGTTTTTACGCCAACCTTCTTGGCCATGACTCTCTCCGTTCGTTGGTTCACCGTAAGCGGATGGCGAACACACCTACCGAACTCCAGTATTTAGGGCGATGGTGTCCGCGTATTTTAAGCGGACGCGATCACCCTTATCGCCAGGATTTCCATGCGCCAACGCAGCTCTTACCCCAAACCATTTAAAGCCCAGGTCGTCCAGGAATGCTTGCAACCTGGAGCGACGATTTCCAGCGTAGCCATCCATCACGGCATCAACGCCAACGTGATCCGCAAGTGGCTACCGATTTACCGGGATCAATCACCCGCAACTCTGCCGGCCTTCATCCCCGTACAAGCTGCACCCAAGCGCGCAACAGAAGAGACGGTGATCATCTCACTGGTTCTGGGCGATAAATCCGTCACCGTAAAATGGCCAGCCTCAGATCCGGACGGCTGCGCGTGTTTTATCCGTGGCCTGGCCCAATGATTCGTATCGACTCCATCTGGCTCGCCACCCAGCCCATGGACATGCGGGCCGGCACTGACACTGCACTGGCCCGGGTGGTTGCCGTGTTCGGTGCGGCGAAGCCGCACTGCGCCTACCTCTTTGCCAACCGCCGGGCCAACCGCATAAAGGTGCTGGTGCATGACGGCGTTGGTATTTGGCTAGCGGCGCGACGCTTGAATCAGGGCAAGTTTCATTGGCCGGGCATCCATCTTGGCGCGGAGGTCGAACTCGACCCCGAACAACTCCAGGCGCTGGTACTTGGATTGCCTTGGCAGCGAGTAGGTGCAGGCGGCGCAATTACATTGCTCTAATACCTGGCTTATAGCTGTGACCGGAGGACTGCTTTGGTAAAATCCACGGCATGACTTCTTTGCCCGATCTCGATCAAATGCCCCCTGAACAACTGCGCGCGCTGGCTGCGCAGCTGATGTCCAAGGTCGACACCATGGGCAGAAAGATCCATCGTGATGAGACGATCATCGAGCAGCTCACCCACGAAATCGCCATTCTCAAGCGACACAAGTTTGCTAAGCGCAGCGAGCAGATCAGCCCGGCGCAAGGCAGCTTGCTCGATGACCTGCTTAATACCGACCTTGAAGCCATCGAGGCCGACTTAAAAGCACTTCATCCCGCACCCGCGCAGATAGAACCACGCCAGCAACCCAAGCGTGCGCCGTTGCCGCCGCAGTTCCCGCGCACTGTGATCCATCACGAGCCGGACAACACTCAGTGCGCTTGCGGCTGTCAGCTTCAGCGCATCGGTGAAGACGTCAGCGAGAAGCTGGACTACACGCCGGGCGTGTTCACCGTCGAACAGCACGTTCGTGGGAAATGGGCCTGCCGGCAGTGCGAAACACTGACCCAGGCCCCGGTGCCGCCGCAGGTGATCGACAAGGGCATCCCCACTGCCGGCCTGCTGGCGCAAGTGATGGTGGCCAAATTCGCCGACCACCTGCCGCTCTATCGACAGGAAAAGATCTTCGGCCGTGCCGGCCTTGCCATCCCGCGCTCGACACTAGCGCAGTGGATGGGTCAAACCGGCGTGCAGCTTCAGCCGCTGGTCGATGCGCTGCGCGAAGCAGTGCTGGCCCAGCGCGTAGTCCACGCCGATGAAACACCGGTACAAATGCTGGCTCCAGGAGAGAAGAAAACCCACCGCGCTTACGTCTGGGCCTATAGCAGCACGCCATTCTCGGCACTCAAGGCCGTGGTCTACGACTTCAGCCCCAGCCGTGCCGGCGAACATGCGCGTAACTTCCTGGGCACGTGGAGCGGCAAGCTGGTCTGTGACGACTTTGCCGGCTACAAGGCAAGCTTCGAGCTGGGCATCACCGAAATCGGCTGCATGGCCCACGCGCGCCGCAAGTTCTTCGACCTGCACGTCGCGAATAAAAGCCAGTTGGCTGAGCAGGCGCTTCACTCGATTGGCGGGCTGTACGAAGTCGAGCGACACGCTAAGGAAATGAGCGACGAAGACCGTTGGCGATTACGCCAGGAAACGGCGGTGCCCATCGCTGAAAAACTGCATGAGTGGATGCTGGCCCAACGCGAACTTGTGCCCGAGGGCTCTGCTACGGCCAAGGCCCTGGATTACAGCCTTAAACGCTGGGTAGCGCTGACGCGCTACCTGGACGATGGTGCTGTGCCCATCGACAACAACCAGATCGAGAACTTGATCCGGCCGTGGGCGCTTGGGCGGTCGAACTGGTTGTTTGCTGGGTCGCTGCGCAGCGGCAAACGGGCGGCGGCGATCATGAGCCTGATCCAGTCGGCACGTATGAACGGGCATGATCCGTATGCTTATCTCAAGGATGTGCTGACGCAGCTGCCGACGCAGCGGGCCAGCGAGATCGAGCGACTGCTACCACATAGCTGGGCGCCTGCTTAGCTACAGGTAAAGCTTTGCTGGTTTCAGCCGAAACATTCCGAACGGAGAAAAAACTGGCTACGGCAGGCTACTACTGAACCATCCTGGGCTCTATCAGACGTCGACTTCATAGAACGTTCGCCTTGGATAGCTTTAAACAACATCTTCAAGCCCTGAGGCCTGCCATGCTTAGAAATGCTCCTTTGAGTACAAAGCTACTGCTTATTTTGATGTTTCCCCTGTTGGGCTTTCTGGTCTTCGCCGGGATTTTTGTAGCTGACAAACGAGAGACACTGAGCGAGATGAACCGAGCGGTCACCGCTACCGGCACCGCGCAGAAACTCAGTGACGTAGTAACCACTATCCAGCGTGAGCGCGGCGCAAGCGGCGTGTTTCTGGGCAGCGGTGGTAAGACGATGCAGGACAAGTTGAAAGTCTTACGCCAAGAAACCGACCGTGCGGTGAGCGCGATGCATGCGCAATCGACCGAGGGTCTTATCGCGCCTGACAAGATGCTGCGCGCAATTGATGGTTTGGCCGGACTGCGTCAGCAGGTGGACACGCTCGCAATCAATAACGGCGAGTCCGGCACCCGATTCACCGATCTTATCAAAAATTTGATCGGCTTCTCTTACTCACTGGAAACCAGCATTGAGGATCCGGAAATCCTGCGTGGGCTGAGTTCACTCAATCAGTTCGTAGACATGAAAGAGCGCTCTGGTCGAGAGCGTGTACTGCTTGGCCTGGCATTCAACCAAAACCGTTTTGATGCGCCGCTGTTGTCACGTTTCAGCCGCAACATGGGCGAGTTCTCCGGCTATTTCGAGGCCTTTCAACGCTGGGCTCCTGCCGTGTTCAAAAATAAGCTGGATGCGGTTCTACAACAGCCCGCATCCGTCGATGTAGCTCGCCTGCAAAAACTCGGATTTGATACGCCTCTAGGCGATCCGCTTAATATCAAACCCGAAGACTGGTTCAACCTTTCCACCAGCCGTATCGACATGATGGCTCAGGTCGAGGCTGAACTGGGCCAGACGGTCGTGAGCCTAGCCAATGTCGCGCGTACCGATGCCCAGCGCAGTCTGTATGTCGCAATAGCCACCGTCATTCTGATGTTGATTGCGGTGCTGTGGCTCGCTTCGGTGATTATTCGCAATATCAAAATCGCTGTGGTCGACGTGAACCGCACCCTTATTTCGCTATCCACGCGTGACCTAACTGCCAGAACCCGTTACACCGGCAGAGACGAGTTTGGCGAGATCTCGCGTAACCTGGATAACATGGCCATACAGATCGGTGAAGTGATCCGTGAGATCGGGAGTGCCACGGCGCAGGTCGCGACCGCCGCCGAGCAGTCTTCGGCTGTGGCCCTGCAAACTAGCAATAACGTCGTCCAGCAGCGTCAAGGCACCGATCAGGTGGTCACTGCCATCAGCGAGATGAGCGCCACGGTCAAAGACGTGGCGCGCAGCACTACCGACGCCGCAGAGATGTCGCAGCGCGTTAATGCCAGCACTATGCAGGGCAAGGCTGAAATCGAGAACACCATCAGCTTGATCAAAGGGCTTGAGGTTCAGGCCGAACAAACATCCCGAATCATTGAGGAGCTCAAGGGTGAAAGCTATTCCATCTCCTCGGTTTTGGATGTGATTCGTGGTGTAGCAGAGCAAACCAATCTGCTAGCTTTGAACGCTGCCATTGAGGCTGCCCGTGCCGGTGAGCAGGGTCGTGGATTTGCCGTGGTCGCCGATGAGGTGCGGAATCTGGCCAAAAAGACTCAGGATTCCACCGTCAGTATCCAGAAGATGATCGCCAATCTGCAATCCGGCTCCGACCGTGCCGCCACTTCCATGCAGGAAACTCTAGGGAAGGCTCAAGAAGGCGCGAGCAACGTAGTGCGCGCAGGGGAGTTGCTAGAAGAAATAGCCGAGGGCATCGCGACCATCAGCGACAGCAACATACAGGTCGCCTCGGCGGCAGAACAACAGAGTCAGGTTGCCGAGGAGATCCACCGCAACGTAAACGACATCAACACTCTGGTTATCCAGGTCAGCGCCGGTGCTGAACAAACCGCCGTCACCAGCCGCGAGTTAGCCCGCTTGGCCGAGCAACAGCAGGGGCTGGTGGGACGGTTCAAGGTGAACTGAGTTACAAGTTTTTTTACCGGATGCTCAAATGCCCGAGAGAATGACTTTCGGGTATTTGAGGATTGGTAGGTGAGAGGGTGACGCGCCTATAAGGGCTACTTTGCTCAACGCGATAAACGAGGCTTTTCATGACGCCGGATGAGGTCAGGCCATGGATTATCAGCCGTCCTACGGCTTTCTGAAGGACTGCTTATACCGTTCTGAGTCATACAAGGTGACTTTGGCAGACGCTTACGGTAAGTTTGCCACCACTGCCTGCGGCGATACCGGAGTTGCCCAGCGAGGCGCGTCAGCCACCCGCGCCGCTATGGTGCTCTCCGAACTGTTCGAGCGGGCTGACAAAAGAGCGGGGGAGCTGGCAGTTGCGTATGACCGAGCCCGAATAGCTGGTCTGGCGTGTGAGCGGAGCTATCAATCGCTTACCTCAATTCATCTAGGAAAAGCGGAATAGGGCTCC